GAACCCGAAGGGGCCGCCGATGTTGCAAGCCACCCGCGTCACTGCACAAAACGCCGCACGCATCGTTCCGCATGAACTGCTCGGCACCCCCCAGGTGCCCATCGTCTACGCGCCGTTCGAGACGAACACCGCCGGCGTCGTCACAGCCGCCGAGTTCACGGACTCGACCACGGCGTTTGTCGGGGCCGAGTATTTCAACGCGCCCGCCCTCGTCGCGGTCGGCAACCAGCTCGGGCTCGCTGGCGCCGCCACGTCGGGCATCGCGGTGGTGCAGCTCGACCAGTACAACCACCTGCGCGTCGCCCCGCTTCTGCGGCACGCGAGCGCGGTGAGCAACGCGACGTGCAGGCTGTACAAGTGGCTGCTCTGGATGGGCACGCGAAATGGCGTCCCGTTCGTTCGCGGCGAATACCGCGGGTACTACGACCTTGTGGCTGGTTCCAAGGTTCTGCCCAGCACCGACCCCCTGTACCTGTCCACGGCCCAGACCGCCCACTGCGACACGATTACCCCGGTTCTTGACGGCGCGCCGCTTGGCACCCCGTCCGTGACCGGCGGCGCGACTCCGGCTCAGCAGCGATGCTCGTTCACCGTCGACCAAGAGGGCGCGTTCGCGGTCGCGTTCCAGGCTGTCAACGGGTCCGGCGTGTCAACGGCGCTTGAGCTCATGCACCTGTAAACGGGGGTCTTCGATGGGTCGCACTGGCACGCATATCTTCACGCCGGCCGCGTTCGAGGTTGAGGCCAAACAGGACAACGGCTACGTCGGCTCGGTGATCCTGCGATCGTCCGAGGCCGGTGGAACGTCGGGCGAGGCCATTCCGCCCGGCGCTCGCATCGACGGCGTTGAGGTGTACACGCCGATCTTTGCGGACGACCCGATCGACTACGACATGGAGGGTGCGAGCCACAAGGTGCACCTGGTGTCGCGCGTCGGCGGCGTGGAAGAGATCATCGCCGGCGGGAAGACCTTTGTTTCGGACGAGGATGTGTTGGGTGGCCCGACCGACCGATGGGGCGGCGCGGTTTGTCTGAGCCAGCCCGAGTGGATCGCCGACCCGTCCATCGCCATTGTGATCGACACCAACGGCGCGCAGGGCGGGCCGCAGCGTGAGCGGGCCGAGTCGTCCGACACGGGCCAAATCTCGATCTACTGGCGCAAGGCGGACATGCGCGTCACCGCCGACGCCTGCTACGGAATCGAGAAGTGTGCCGCCCTCTTCGACGCGCTGTTCAACGGGTTCGGTCGCGTGTCTATCGGGCTGATCGGCGACTCGACGGTCGGCTACGGCGCTTACGGCTGGGACACCGGCTGGCACCTTGCGCTGAAGGAAATGGGCATCAACCCCTATGGGAGCGGGTTGCACGGGTGCGGCGAGGACAGCGGCGTCGGGTATGCGGTCCAGAACAGCCCGAACACCCAGAACGGGACGTACACCAGCCTGCCGAGTGAGTGGCAGGCGTGGGCCCAGAACAAATCCGCCAACTCCGGCTACCTCGGCGTGCTTGACACGTGGCTCATCACGTCGAACCAGGCGGGCGGGAACGTGGGGTTCTTCGTCAACGGGCAGGCCGAGTTCGTGAAAGAGGCCCTGAGCTACAAGCTCTGGTACGCCGCGACGACGACCAACACCAGCGGATCGTCGATGAAGATTCACGCGCGCAAGCAGATGGCCAGCACCGGCTATCACCTCGTGCAGATCGAGAACTTCGACCCGTCCGTCACCAACACGTTCAAGCTGGTCATCGCCGGCACGCCAACGGCGGACATCACCGTCCCGACCTACGCCACCGCCGGCAGCGCCGCCGCGATCGGCACGTCGGTCAACGCGAGCGTGAAGTCCGCGGTTGAGGCCGTCGCGGGCTCGACGGTCAGCGTGTCGGCCACCGCGACCTACCTCGGCTATCTGTCGTTCTACATCACGCGCAGCACCGGCGCCGACCTTGGCACCGTCACGGTCAACACCGATGGGATGCGGCCTAAATACTGCGGGCGCCCCGTCACCGTGCGCGTGCACGCCGTCGCGTCGGGCTCGGGCGGGTATGGCACGATCGGCTCGCAGGACACCATCGACGCCGACCAGCAGGCATCGACGGGCATCGCGGTGTACGAGCGGTCGATCGCGTCCAACGCCTCACGCGACTTCGACATCGGCGTCATGCCCAACTACTCGAGCGGCAACACCGCGCTCGCGCCCATGCTGCTGCTCTTCAACGGCGTGACCGCGCCGGGCCGCACCAAGGGGTTCGACGTGACGCCGATCGTCTCAATCGGCGGCCAGCCGACCCGCATCCACGCCACGCGCCTCCAGAACCAGACCGACGAGTTCCTGACCGCGTTCTTCGCGGCATGGGCCGGGCACGCCGGCTACAGCTCGCCGAGCACGCACCGTCGGCTCCTGATGATCCACGACGGACTGAACGATCAGAACGACTCGACCAACTCGGTGGGGGCAAGCCCCGCGGCGGGCAACACGCGCGCCGGCGTTCTCGACAATCTGCTCGCGATCGCCAACCGGCTCGACGGGATCCACGATCTGAACGGGTGGAGTAAGGCCAACCTGGGCTATGTCGTCGTCCTGCCCCAGCCGCAGACCAGCAGCGACTCGAACCTGACGTTCTACAGGCTCGGCGCCAAGGACTTTGCGGCGCGGCACCCGCGGGCGTGCGTGGTCGATCTGGCCCAGTTGCACACCGGGTACGACACCGATGTGACGGAGCTGGCTGGGTGGACGGGATCTGTCACCGACTACTCGCACCCGCACGCGATGGGGTTCCGGGTGTACGCCAGGTATGCGCTGGAGTCGATCAAGGCGGCGCTGACGATCGGGCGTGCCCCGCTGTCACGGCTTGAGGCGCGACCGTTGCGAACAGGGAGGCGATGAAATGGCCAAGCGAGCAGCCAAGCCCAAGCCGCCCGCCAAGGTCGAAGAGCCCGAGTTTGACGCGAAGATCATCGCGGCGCTGCGGGATGACAAGACGCGGGACATTGCGCTTTCCGCCTTCCGGGGCCTCTTGATGTGCGCGGATGACTCGACCCGCGCCCGCGCCGTGCTCTGGTACATGGAGCGGTTTATCGGCAAGCCCCACACCAACGAGGGTCCGAACCGGAACGGCCAAGCCCCGAGCCTCACCGTGGTCTTTGCCGGGCAGACTCCCCCAAAGGGGATGTTCATGCCCATCACGGAACCAGTGAAGCGGGAGTAGCCGTGTGCTGCACACCGCCATCGAGCTGTTGCCCAAGCAAGAGGCGTTCGTCCTCAGCGGATACCGCGAGGTGCTGTATTCGGGTGCCTACGGCGCGGCCAAGACCGTCGCCCTCTGCACCAAGGCCGCATATCGGGCCCAGGTGCCCGGCGCGATCGAACTGCTGTGCCGCTACCGCCTGACGGACCTCGAGGCCACCACGCTCCGCACGCTGCTGGCGGGCACGTCGACCACGCCCCCGATCCTGCCCGAAGGGTCGTACCGGCACTGGAAGAAGGATCGCCGCATCGAAATCTTCGGCGGCGGCGAGATTCACTATCAGGCCGTCGACAAACTGTCCAAGCTCGGCTCCCGCGAGTTCTCCGGCGTCGGGTTCGACGAAGCCACCGACAACGCCGACGAGCAACTTTGGGACACGCTGATCGGGCGTATCCGCCACAAGATCGACGGGCTGCCGCTCCAAATCTACGCGGCGTGCAACCCCGGCCCGCCGACGCACTTCCTGGCCAAGCGGTTCGGGATCGCGTCGGGCGAGACGGCGCGGCCCGGCACGCACCTCATCACGACCACCAGTTTCGACAACCCCCACCTGCCCGCCGAGTACGTCGAGAACCTCAAGAACTACACCGGCATGATGTACCTTCGGTACGTGCTGGGGAAGTGGGTCGCCGCGGACGGGCTGGTCTACGGCTGCTGGGACCGTTCCAAGCACATCGTCGAGGTGCGTGGGCGCCGGGACTGGAAACGGGCCTGGATCGGCATCGACGACGGGTACGCGGCGGCATTTGCGGCGCTGCTGGCGTTCGAGGACACAAGCGGGCGGGTGTTCCTCGTCGCCGAGCGGTACGGGCCGGGCATGACCGAGCGGATGCGGCTTGGCGCGGTGCGTGAACTGGTCCAGATCGCCAACGCCTTCGATGTGCCCATTGCCAAGATCGTCTGCGACTCCGCGGCGGCGGACTTCATCGGCGCGATGCGGGCCGACGGCATGGAAGTCACGCTGGCGAACAAGGCCGTCGAGGATGGCATTGCCGCAACGCGGTCCATGATCGAGGCCGACCGGCTGTTCTTTGACTCGCGGATGCTTAAGACGATCGGCGAAATCGAGGGGTACGGCTACGACCCCAAAACCGGCAAGGTGGTCAAGAAGAACGACCACGCTTGCGACGCCCTGCGGTACATGATAATGGGCATGGAGGGCGTTGGGCACGTCTCGGTGTTCCCGCGCGAGACGATGCGCGATCCGATCCAGTTGCCAGAGCGGTCCTGTGACATCGTGCTCGCGGCACCCCGCGGCATGGAACTGGACGTGGCCCTGGCGAGCGGGAAACGCGAGGCGGTGTCGATGGTGCCCAAGATGCCCGGGCCCGTCACGATCTACCAGGAGCCCGCGAGAAGGGCGAGGTACGCGATCGGAGTCGCCGCCGGCGAGGGCAAGGTGCGGACGTTCGCGGTCGTGGCCGAGGTCGAGAACCGGCGGGTGGTGGCGGAAATGTCGATCCCGAGTGCCGACGCGGTGCGGGCGGTGGTTGGGCTGGCCCTGTGGTACAAGCCCGAGGCGGTGTGCGTGCTGGCCCATACCCCGGCTGGGCTCTATATGGCGGGTCAGTTGATCGGGTACGAACTGCCCGTTTCTGGTGGGCGCGACGGGTGGAGGCCCAACGATCGGGAGTTGAACGACGCGATATTGGACCTGCGGGTGGCGTGGGAGGGGCGGCACTTCGAGGATCCGGGCCAGCGGGCGCGGGCTGAGGCCTTGGCGTATCGGTGGACGGCGACGCGGGCGGAGCATGCGCAGGTGTCGGAGATGCCGGAGTTGCGGGCGACGTGGGCGGATCGGGTATTGGCGCGGGTGGCGTTGCTGCGGATTCTGAACCAGATGGCCCCGACGGATCTTGAGTTGGCGGTCGATCCGTTCAGCGGGGAAGTGGCGCACAAGGAGGTCGGCGACTACTACCGCGCGCTCATGGGCGGGTAGAATGAAAGCAGGAGTAGCCCATGGTCGCAGCACAACGGATGTGCAAACGGTGCGGCAATGTGCCGCCGATCGACGGCGAGAAGTTCTGCGCCAACTGCAAGAAGTTGACGCTCACGGAACTGCGGGAAGCGTTGGGGCCAATCCACACGCGGACTATCTACGACAGCGGGGCCGAATACAAAGGCCGCAAGACCCGCGGCGCCCGCCTCATTGGTCATTTGCCAAGAGAGGACGAGGAATGACCACCCCATCCCCGCACATGAAGCGGCTGGACTACGAGAACGTCCACGAGCCCAAGCCGCCAGCGCCGACCACGCTGCTCGCGCAGGCCGCGGGCTCGATGCTCCCCAAGCCGCTGGCCGTCACGCTGGGCACGGAACCCATTACCGACCAGCAGGCATATGAGCGGTTCCTCGACGCCCAGGACGAGGCGCACAAGCAGCGCGAGGCCATGAACGCAAGGGCGGCCCAGCACGCGCGAGAGAACCCGCTGCGTGGCGTGACGCGGCTTGCCCCGCGTGGCGAGGGGTTCAAGATCCGCGAGAGCCCAAAGACCGACTTCGATCGCATGATGGACGAAAGATGGAAGAAGTGACCCCTGCGCAGTGACGCGATCGCTTTTCTTGAGACTCATTCTCACCGGATGCTATACTGTGGGCACCAGCGAGCGGCGGGAGCCGCGCTGTGTCCTCATTCGCAAACCTCGACTTTGACCGAATCCGCCGGGCAATCGAGCGAGCGGATAAGCACACCACCATCGTCGCCATGCGCGACTTTCAGCGGCGGGCCGTCGGCGAGTACGTCGGGCGTCACCACGTCCAATACGGCGACCTTGCCGGGCTGAACGGCATCCTCGATGGGCCGCACATCCCCAACGCTCTCAAGGGAATGCAGCCCGATTCGCCACTCGGCGAAATGGCCCGCACGTACCTCGCCCACCTGACCGCCGACGGGTTCACACCGAAAGCCGAGCCCCGGCCCGGACAGGACCACCTGCCCGCCCAGATCCTCAGCGCGCGAATGCAGGTCATCGCCGAGGACACCGGGATGGAGGAGCGGGCGTGCGAGTTCATCCTCGACGCCATTCTCGGCGTCGGCATACAGCGCATGCGGCTCATGGACCCGACCATGCCGCAGCCCTTCGGATCGCAGCGGTACAAGCCCGGCCAGCCCTATCTGGCCCGCGTCCCCGTCGACAACTGGATTCCCGACCCCCTGTGCGGCGGCGACCTGCACCGCGCCCAGTACGTGGCGGACCGCTACCTCGTCGACCGCACCATGCTGCTCGAGATGTCCCCGGTCGAAACGCGGGACTGGATCGCCAAACTGCCGGCGTTCTGGCAGACCGATCGGTGCCAGGGCGTCGATCGCAGCGACGAACTGTTCACCACCGACCTGATCGAGCTCATCGACATCGAAATCCAGCACATGGGCAAGCGCTACTGCGCGACCATGCCGCACTACGACGACAACCACGACGGGTTCCTGATCGAGCCTTACGAGCACTTTGGGCCCGAACAGGACTCGATGTACGTGCCGTTGGCGCTCATGTTCTCGCCCGGTTCGCTGCAACCCGTCAGCCCCGCATCGGTCCTCATGGACGCCCACATTGCCGCGGCGGCGCTGGCGTCCCGCGCCGTGGAAGAGGGTTGGACCGCGCGCCGGAAGCTTCTCTACAGCCAGGAGGCGAAGCAGACCATCGCCCACATCATGGACCGCCGCACGGACATGGCGATCCCCGGCAACCCCGGCAGCGTGAACGAAATCACCATGGGCGGCATGACCGAGCCTGTGGTGCAGGCGTATGGGTTCGCCACCGCCCTGGTCAACCGCTTCGGCCCCAGCGTGCTCCAAGCCAAGGGCGTGAACTCGGGCGCCGACACCGCGACCGGCGACACCATCAAGGCCGGAAACGCGAACATCGTCTTTGGCTCATGGCGCGCCCGGCGTGACAAGGCCTTGTCGGACGTGGTTGCCCGCGTCGCGTGGTACGTCAACGCCCTGCCCAAGCAGCCGCTTCAGATCCCGATTCCGCTCCCCAACGGGCAGAGCGTGGTCATCCTCGACGACGCCAGCATGACGGTGGGCGAGGACTTGGCGAGCCAATCGCTGGTCTACAAGGCCGTCACATCGAGCAAGACGCCGATGGACCCGCGGATGCGGCAGCGTTCCATCTCGGAGTTGCTTGGTCAGATCATCCCATTTGTTCAGAACGTGGTGGCCACGGGTGGCGATCCGGCTGGCGCGATCAACGCGCTGGCGGATGCCTGGGAATGGCCGGAACTCGCCAAGATTTACCCGACGCAGGACGCGGCGGCGTTTGGACAGGCGGTGCAGCAGTTGGCCCAGCAGCAGAGCAAGGGGGCCGACACACGCCAAGGCCAGATGCAGAGCGATTACGCCCCCGCGATGGCTCAATAAAAGGTGAAGGCGTGAGCACATGGGAAGTGATCCACGGCGACTGTCTGGAAGTCCTGCGCGGGATGCCGGACGCGAGCGTGGATGCTGTAGCGACGGACCCGCCGTATTTCCGCGTGAAGTCAGAGGCATGGGATCGGCAGTGGGGGCACGATGGCGCGTACCTCGATTGGCTGTCGTCGATCATCGACGAGTGGTGGCGCGTGCTGCGGAGCAATGGCAGCGTGTACTGCTTCGCGTCGCCGCAGATGGCCGCGCGGGTTGAGGTGCGGATCGGCCAGCGGTTCAACGTGCTGAACACAATCACATGGCAGAAACCGCCGTACAGCACCAAAGCCGAAATGTTCGACAAATCGACGATGCGAGGGTTCTTCCCAGCAAGTGAGCGAATCATCTTCGCCGAGCACTACGGGGCCGACAACGCCGCGAAGGGTGAGGCCGGGTACGGCGCGAAGTGCGACGAGCTGCGCGGGTTCGTGTTCGAGCCGTTGCGGGCGTACTTGGACGGTGAACGTCGTCGCGCAGGTGTCGATAAGGCCGATTGCAACGCGGCGTGCGGATTCAGCAGAACGCCTGGAGGCATGGCATCACGGCATTACTTCTCGACGTCACAGTGGGCGTTGCCAACACAAGAGCACTACGAAGCGTTGCGGCGTTTGTTCAACCAATCCGGCGGCGACTTCCTACGCCGCGAGTACGACTACCTACGCCGCGAGTACGAGGA